AACTGGGCGACAAAGACCGAGCAAGATATTACGACAGAGGAAGCAATTACCTGGTGGAGGAACGGTCTCGGCGCTCGTTGGACTAAGCGAGCCAAGCAGTACATGGAAGACATCCTCAACCCGGATACCGTACAAATTTGATAATGTGTGTTGTGGCTGCTGAGTAACAGGATAAACTGCTCAATTCACTTTTAGGAACTCTGATATAATATAGTTGCAATTAAGCATTAACCATAACACATTATGAATATCGCAGAACTTATTAACGAACTTGAATACATGAAAGACATCGTTGGCGAAGATGCAGAAGTACGCTTTGCAAGTCAGCCATCATGGCCTTTTGAATACTCGATCAGCAATATCATTACAATGACTAATGAAATGCGAGAGGAGCACGCTCGGGCTGAGTTACGAGAAGAAGGTCTCAGTGAAGAGGAGATTAACGAGCGTCTAGAAGGTGCTCCTGAGCTCGAAGAAGAGAATGTTGTATACTTAGCAGAGGGTAGTCAATTAGGATATCTGCCTGAGGGTGCGAAGAACGAACTTGGTTGGTAGTGTTGTGATGGGGCGTCGAGTAGCTCGTAAGCGAAAGGCGCTCCTGATGCAGGAACTGTGATATAATAGTAGTATGAACAACAAGATTACTTACGAAGAATACGACTTTATGTGGTTTGATCTCCGTGCAGGAAAGATCACCGAAGAAGAGTGGAGAGAGTTCTGCGATGCTCTTTTTAAACAGACTCGTGAAGAGAATAAGGATGTGAAGATGGCTGAAGCTAAATAGGAACACAGATATAATAGTAGTATGACACAAGTAATTAAATTGATCGCTCTCCTCATAATAGTAGCAGTAGTTTCTATCTTCGAAGGCCTTTGGCTTCAATCTATCATAGAACACTTCAATGGCTCAATTCACATCCTAGCTAGTATAGCAATTGTATTGGTGATTGGAGCTATTACACCTAAAGCTTTACAAGGCCTATTACTACTATCACTCTTTATTGCCCAGTGTTATATCTGGTTCTTTTAACGCTCATTATTAACAAGTGAACAATATTCATAGAAAGATTGAGAAAGACATTATGAACAAATACGAAACAATAGCAACGATTAAAACAGAGTGCGATACACTCTTCGAGATTAAAGATCTAGTAGCGGACTTCTTTATCAATAACCGAGACGAAGAAAAGGTAACTGTAGAGGATGATAAGCTTGGTAAGTTTGAATTCTCAATCTATGCTTCAGATATTGTCCATAACATCAATTTACAATTGCAAGTTGCACACTTTGGTGGAACGCTGGAATCAGAATTAAAGGAACTGTAATATAATAATAGTATGAAATACTTAATATTATTCTTAACTCTTATTAGTACGGCATTTGCTCTTCATACTGACGAAGAGATCATTGCCACGACACTCATTCTTGAGGCTGGGGGTGAATATTCTCTTGGTGCGATGGAGGCAGTACATGAAGTGATTCATAATCGATCAATCAAACGGAAGAAATCAAAAGCCGAAGTCTGCCTTCAACGTTGGCAATTCTCTTGTTGGAATGGAAAGGCAATAAACAGTAATATCGCAAAGGCACGAATGCACCCTCGATGGAGTAAGGCGATGAAGATTGTGACTTCTCGATATGTCACAAATTACACAAATGGTGCGGATCATTATCACGCAGATTATATCACAACACCTTATTGGGCTTCGAGTATGAAGAAGACCACCAAGATAGGTAAACACATCTTTTATAAATAATACAGCTATGAAGAAACTAATCATTACACTAATTGGTGCAGCATTAATTGCATCATCTACATACGCTAATCATCATATTGATGGAGCTATCCGCGATGGAATTATCGGCGGAATTATTGGAGGAGTTATTGGTAATAACACTGGAAGCGGAGACAGCGAAACTGGAGCTTTGATCGGAGCTGTAAGTGGAATTACGAATGGAATTCTTAATCGCAGTCATCGGCCGATTCATCACCCACGTAGAGTATATACGCCGCGTCATTCATGCAGTCAAACGACTGTTATTTATGATAAGGTGTGGGTAAGGCCCGTATATAACTATGATGTATATGGAAATCGATATGTCATTCGGGAAGGCTATTGGAAAACGGTAAAACGGCATATTTCTACGCCTCGAGGCTGTTGCCCGTAAAATTTTTATTTACATCTCATTACAATTATTATATTATTAGATTATGACTGAAAAACAGAGACTCGCGTTTATTAAAAAGACAGCTCGCCGACTTGATCGCCAACGGAAGGGTTTACCTGCTCGAGGGCGGATCGCTAAGGCTAAACCAAAGTTTGCAGAAGATTATGTTGACTTTGCGCCAAAAGAAGCAAGTTCATGCGATATTCATGATGAATTTGAACTAATGACGAAATACACCGCTGATTCATACGTAGATCTAAGCGAATAATAATTATGGCAAAAGTACTTGATAAATATAATCGTGTTATAGCCAACGATTCGAAATATACTGGCGAGGAACCTCAATGGGATGGATGTGAAAACTGGGATCCTATTAAGTTTATGAAAAATCGGAATCGCATGTTTGGATTCTATAACTATTACTTAAGTGCTAAAGATCTTAAAGTATTTGCTCTTGAGTGGATGAAAAAGAACGGCTATAATAAAGATCAGATTAAGATCATTAAGAGCCTTCGAGATACGCAACCTTCTGTAACCACATCTAAATTGTGTCGAGCTATGAACAACGGTATGGCACCTACATGTGATGGATGTATGGATTACTATAAAGATAAAGCGGGTTATTCTGGAGCTAAACCTCATAATGATTATGAGCATGTAAAGAAAGAGATCGATAGCCTTCTCGGTCAAAACACTCAACCAATTGTTACTGTCGAAGAAGATGCGACTAATGTGCCTCAAAAGCCAAAGACAAATATCAGTCCTATTGAAAGGCTACGAAATAAGGTAATTACAACGGTGTGTCGCGATCTAGATTGGATGCTTGATGATTGGATTAATTCTGAAACGAAAGTATACGGAATTAATCTATATGCATCGCTTAAGACAAATGCAATTCCATCTGCTGGATTAAAGTATGTTAATGAGTGGTTAATACGTCAGCGAGATGAATTAAATGGCGCCATTGAAGGTGACCCAGACAGCGTAGAAGGTTATTCATATCTCTCAAAGGCTGGTATTCGTAATCGAATTAAAGAGCTTGATAAGATGCTCTCTCAGCTTGATAAGTACAAAGCTACGCACACTAATGCTCGTAAACCGCGCAAGAAGAAGGTGCAATCTGCAGAGAAACAGGTTAAAGCTCTAAAGTATTTGAGTGAATCTGACGAATATGCAATCACATCTGCAACCCCGGTCCGAATTCCTGGTGCTAGAAAGGTCTATACTTTCAATATTAAATACCGAAAGTTAACAGTCTATACATGTGAATCAACAGAAGGAATTGTCGTTAAAGGTTCTACTCTTAAGAACTTCGATGAGAGTCAAAGTTATAGTATGGCACTCCGTAAACCAAATGACGTTCTTAACGCCATTGTGACAAAAACAGAAAAGCAAAGTCAAAAGATTATTGATGAACTTAAGACTAAGCGTAAACCAGCAAACGGTCGAATCAATGATCAAACTCTTATTCTTAAAGTAGTATAATGGCAAAAAAGATACAAATCAAAAACTCAATGACTCGAGAAGAGCTAACGCTTCAGGCAGAAATGCTCGTTCATAAAGACAATATGTCATACGCAGAAGCGATTTGTCATTTGTGTGAACAACGAATGATTGATCCTGAAGATATGGCAAAACTCGTGAGAGGTCCATTAAAAGTTAAGCTTGAAGCAGAAGCTATGAATCGCAATATTATTAAAAGAACTACTGCTACTCTTTTTAAATGAACGGATATCAAGCATATAGTCTATACAGTTCTATTAAGCTTCACTTCTCTCAAGAAAAGTATGATGCATTTAAATACAACTTTAAGGCAAATATAAAACAGTCTTCATTTGAAAAGAGAAGAGATCGTTATTTCTTTGATAAAATTGCAAGGAAATATCCAAAAGATTCAGATCTAAAGCTATTCTTCGTTGATAACATTATGTCAGAAAAAGAATGGATCGGGGAAATGGATCATGATATTCATGCAAAACGCGATTCATATCGTCAAGCACTTTACTATAATTTTCAAAATGAAGTTAAACTTATACGAGAACATGCGTATAAATATAACCTCGACTTTGATGGAGTATGTAAACCAAACTCTACCAAATCCGATAACCTCCTACTTAATCTCTATATGAGTCAAAAGGTATCAGCTGATACTCTCGTGATTATAGATTATTTTGTGGGTTTTATCAAAAGCCTGAAGCGGCAATTGCGTGATCCACTTGGTATCACAAAATCATCGCTTCTTATACTAAGCAAATACCAACAATTCCTTATTCCAATGATTAACGCAAGTGAAAGCAAATATCGCGAAAGACTCATTTTGCTGTTTACAGATAAGCCTAATCAATATAATATAGAATTTGTCGGTATTAATAATACACCGCAATAAAATAATAATATACTGTAAATACTATGTCATTCGCAAACCTAAAACAAAACCGTGCAGCAGCAATCGATAAGCTAATTAACGCAGCTTCTAAAGACACTGAAAAGAAGTCTTATGGAGATGATCGCTTCTGGACACCAACCGTAGATAAAGCAGGTAATGGCTATGCTGTTATTCGCTTCTTGCCAGCACCTGAAGGTGAAGATCTTCCATGGATCAAATATTGGGATCATGGATTTAAAGGCCCAACAGGTCGTTGGTATATCGAAAACTCTCTCACATCAATTGGTCAAACAGATCCAGTAAGTGAGATGAATACGCAACTGTGGAATACAGGTCGTGAAGAAGATAAAGAGCTTGCTCGTATGCGCAAGCGTCGCCTTCACCACGTCTCAAATATTCTTGTTGTCTCTGACTCTGCTAATCCTGAAAATGAAGGTAAAGTTTTCCTTTATAAGTATGGCAAAAAGATCATGGACAAGATTATGGATATTATGCAACCACAGTTCCAAGATGAAACACCAGTTAACCCATTTGATTTTTGGGGTGGTGCTAATTTCAAACTAAAGATTCGGAATTTTGAAGGTTATCGTAACTACGATAAGTCTGAGTTCGAAGCACAGACCGAGCTATTTAACGGAGACGAAGGAAAGCTTGAATCGGTTTATAACTCTCTTCATAGTTTGAATGAATTCGTCAGCGAAAGCAACTATAAGTCTTATGCTGATTTGAAGAAAAAGTTGTACGAGGTTCTTGGTGAAGAATCTGTTGCAGATACCTTTTCGACAGATACACAAGTCGAGCTTAACGAGACACTTCCACCAGTAGTTGATGCGCCTGCAGCTGTTGCAGCTGCTCCTCAGGAAGATACTAACGTAAGCCTAGATACAGAAGATGATGGTGATACACTTGACTATTTTGCCAAGCTAGCCCAACAAGGTTAGGCATCTCTGATTTAGAATAAGTAGAGGGGAGTGGTTCGGTGCCGCTCCCCTCTTTTTTTACCATGCTAAATTAGGTGTACTAAATAACATTTGGGTTTTATCGATGTGTGGTGGTGCTGCCACCGTAACATTAGATACAGAAGATTTAGAATTGTTTATTGTGCTTGGTGCAATAACCGGTGCACCACTTTCTGTAGCTGATTCTGCTTTGAGATTAGCATTTTCGGTTTGAGCCATAGTAAGTTCAGCTCCAGTTGTCATAGGTGATTTAGATACTGGAATTTTCTCTATCTGGGTTTTAGCGATGCTATCAAATTTCTTAAAGGCACCGCGTCTTCCTGTACTACTTTGAGATCGTGCCAACCTTTGAGCTATTACTTCGCGCTCTTCAGACGATATTAAATTAGATGCAGGAACTCCTTGAAGGATTTTT